GTTGTTTAGTAACTTTAAAGCACAAAGGGCTGTAGCCGTACAAACCATAAATGCAGAAAGGCAGTCTAGGAGCAGTCAAGTTAAGGCTGCCTCGACAGGCAGTGCTCAAGGAAGCGCAAACACTAGGGTAGGTGGTAAAGTATATCGTAGATCAGACCTCATTAAACTTATGGTTAGCGACCCTTCTCGTTACGAAGCTCTTTCAGATGAAATTTTAAGAGCATACAGCGAAGGGAGGGTTAAATAACCCCCTATTCTCTAAGGAGAAATTAAAATGGCTACATTTGAACCCGTTGCACCACAGACAACCCCCGCCAGAGCGTCAGGTTTTATTCCTGAAATTTGGTCAGACGAAATTAAGGCTAGTTACACCAATAACCTTGTCCTTGCGTCTAAAGTTAAAACAATGTCAATGAAGGGCAAAAAAGGTGACACAATTCATATCCCTATCCCTGATCGTGGCGTTGCTTCAGCTAAAGCTGCGGAAACCGCTGTAACGCTGATTGCAGGCCAAACAAGCGACTTGCAAATCAACATTGACCAGCACTTTGAGTATTCCCGCATGATTGAAGACATTGCAGGCACTCAGGCTCTTAGCTCTTTGCGTTCTTTTTACACAGAAGACGCTGGCTTTGCAATGGCTAAGAATGTTGACACCTCGTTGTTTAATTTAGGCGTAGGCCTTGACGGAGGTTCTATTGACCAAAACCCCGCTACAGCGGCACACTGGGTAAGCCCACATACTTTTTACCCTGCGGCTTCTACAGGTGCTTTAACAGCTTATGATGGGTCTACTGTGGCTAGTGCGTTTACTGACCGATCTTTACGTGACGCTCTCCAAACGCTTGACGATGACAACGTACCAATGACTGGTCGTTTCTTTGTTATTCCGCCTAGCCTTGTTAATGAAATTCGTGGTATAGAGCGTTTTAGCTCCAGCGACTTTGTTAACTTTAAGCAGACCTCAACTGGTGAAATTGGTAACCTGTACGGTGTACCTATCTTTGTGTCTACTAACGTGCCTTCTGTTGCTAACTCAGGCTCAGGTACTCCTAGTGAGCGCATGACTCTCTTGGCTCACAAAGACGCTTACGTTCTTGCCGAGCAAGTAGGTATCCGCACACAGACTCAGTACAAGCAGGAATTTCTGTCTACACTGATGACTGCTGACCGCCTGTACGGGCGTCAAGTGTATCGTGCCGAAGCGGCTGTCGTAATCGCAGTAGCTCCTTAATTAAGAGCTTCTGACACACTAGGCCCCTAGGATTTCTTAGGGGCCTTACTTATTTTAGGGAGTTTTTTAAACATGACTACCATGATTACTAAAAACAGCACCACGGCAAATGGTGTTCCTGCTGACGGAACTTTGTCAAAAGGTGAATTAGCTGTAAATATTGAAGACAAAAAAGTATGGGTAGGCAATGCTAGTGGAAACCCCGTAGAAATTTTAAAACCTTCTACTATAGAAGACGGCACTACAACAGGCCGTATAGCTGTTTGGAACAATACTACAGGAGTTTGGGAAGAAACTTCTAATTTATATATTAACTCTTCTGGAGACCTTGTTGTTTCTAATGGTAATTTAGTTAGCGAAGGCGCTAGTGGTCACATTCGTATATCTAGTAGTGCTGCTTCTTTAGATTACAACACTACTGACAGTAAATGGACTGCAACTGACGCTACAGGAACTTTTGATTTACGTTATAGTGAAGACACGGCTAATGTTTCGTTTATAGGCCCAATAGCTCCCTCTGCTCTTGCTGCGTCCCCTGAGTACGGTGACTACGTTTGGTTTGATAGTTCAGGGTCAGTAGGCCCAGATGCACTTGTAGCGGGAGATACTTTCTTAGATTTTGCCTCGGCTCAAAAGGGAAAGTTAGGTGTTTTAGACCGATGGACAGGCACTTCTTCAAGCGATTTAGGCGCAGCCGCATTCGCCGGGACGATTACCTACGATAGTGATGGCTTCTTAGTGCCGAACGTTAGCGCTCAAGCTGATTTTATTACTTATCCAGCAGCAAATCTTGATAATCTTCAAAGCGTTGCTGATAGGCTTACAGACGGTTTTACTATACAGTATGAAATTGAAAATTCTGTGTTTGCCACTAACAATATAACTGATCCTAGTGCATCCGCAACGGCAGAAGTAACCTTACTGTTTGTCCAATCAGGTACTAATGTATGGTCTATTGCCGCTAAAGCAAACACACCCGCTTCCCCCGCCCCTCTGTCCGCTTCAAAATGGTATATACAAATCAACACTGGAACAGCGGGTACGACTGGCTCAACTGATAAAATAGAAACTGCTAACTTAATAGGTGATGTCGCTGAGTTTTCTGGTACCCATAGTCTTATTACAATAACAGTTCATGGTTCAAGCGCTGGTTCTACTGCAAATAGAATTGATGTTTACAGAAATAAGTCTTTGATACTTCAAACTACCCCTGCGATGGGTGGCGCTTCATTGCACGACTCTTCTACTTATTACATTGGTGGCGCTGGTGCCTATGCTGGCGCTTTCCCTTATTCCCCAACAGGTAAAATACGCAATGTTCTTTTTATTGGGAATCACACTATCCCTAAACGAAACATTAAGATGGCAGTTATAGGTGACAGTAATATTTCTGGCGGTCAGTATCAAGCTGCAAGTTCTGCGGAGCATTTAGACAATAATCCTCCCCTTTACGGAGTTTTAAGTAATGAGGCAGCGAGTGTTGCAGCGCCTCAAGGCACTAGCAGTAATCCCGAATACTTTTATTTTAGGGACGAGTCGGTTTTTTCTATCATGGAAAAGTATTTGGCTGACAAAAAACTTTACCCTATACCTATGGGGGTGCAAAAAGGAATATCGTCCTACGGACTGTCTGGGGCTCTTATTGGAAACGATGTTGCCCCGCCTAATGGTGTGGTGTATCAGGGGGGTTTAAAAGAAAGACTAGACTCTATGTATGGTGAAGGCACTAATACTGTTGGCCCCGCGCCTTTGACAGGAGCAGACAAACTTCTTGACGTTGTTGTTGTTAATCTTGGAGGCAACGATGCATTTGTGTGGGAAACTAATAGCCGTCCAGACACCTACATAGACACACTTGAGCAACAATACAAAATAGGGTTAGACAGGATTATTGCAACCTCAAATCCAAAAGTAATTGTTTTAACTACTTTTCAAAGTAACATCAACACTGCTGGAAATGTTCCTTTTAACACTCATCTAGCTGAAATTAACACCATGATTAGGACTCTTGATGGCTACAAAAATATTTGTAAAGTTGCTGATGTTGCTGCAAATATAAACAGGAACACAATGCACTTTGACGGTGTACATTACAACCCACTGGGTTATCAGGTTTTAGCCCAAGAGGTAGTTAAAAAAATAGACATTTCTCTTGACAGGTATGCAGTAGAAAAGGGTGACTCTGCTATTTACGATGGAGCAAATTGGAGGGTTACTGAAGGCAGGCAAACTGTTGGGGAAAACGGCCCTGTGCAAATTGAAACAGGAACTACTAGGACTTTAACAGCATCCGATAAAAACTCTATTATTTCGTTTACCAGTTCATCTGCAATAACGGTAACTTTACCTGACGATACTTCAGAAGAATTAGACAATGGGTTTGAAGTTAGGTTAGATAGAGATGGCACAGGCACACTCACGGTAGCCGCTCAATCGGGAGCGACAGTTAACTCCGCAGCAGGACTTACGGCAAGAGTGCAATATTCTTCTGTAACTATTGTTAAAACAGCTACCAATGTTTACAAGTTAACAGGAGATAGCGCAGTATGAGTAAAACAACCCCGTCAAAAGGAAAAGCAAAAGTTAAAATAACCTCTAGCGGCAAAAAAGTTAGCTACGGCCAAGCAGGGAAAGCTAAAGGCGGAGGTTCTCGCGTTAAACCCGGAACGTCTAAAGGTGACTCGTATTGCGCTAGAAGCCTTGGGATAAAAAAGGGTTTGTCTAAAGACAAAGCAAACGACCCTAACACACCTAACAATCTATCACGTAAACGCTGGAAGTGTTCTGGCGCTAAATCAACGAGATAATTAAATGAGTATAGCAACAGCTATTGTTGGAACTTTAGTACAACCCGTGTCCGACCTCCTGTCTGAGTTTATTGTAGATAAAGACAAACAAGCAGAACTATCGTACAAAATAGCTACGATGGCAGAACAGAACGCACACGCACAAGTGTTAGCACAGCTAGAAATTAACAAAGCGGAAGCCTCTAGCGAATCCCTTTTTAAAGGGGGCTGGCGTCCCGCCTGCGGGTGGTTAACTGTATTTGCATTGGGTATCAACTATGTAGTTATACCGATGGGAGGGCCAATTATAGAGGCTTACACACCTATAAACATGGAACCCCTTGACATGACGGTAATGCTTCCTCTTCTAATGGGTATGCTAGGCCTTACAGGCGCAAGGACACTAGAGAAAACCAAAGGGGTGGCAGCGCGGTAAGTTATGTCTAGTAGTCAACTACATAAAACTGCTGAAATTGTAGTGGGAAGCTCTCAACCAGTAGTTTATGGAGTTGCTGCTGGGACTATTTTTGGGCTACAGTTTAACGAGTGGATTATGATAGGGTCTGCTATTTTACTTATTTTAAATTTAGGTTTATCCGTTAGTCGCATTATTACACTTTTTAAATTAAGAAATAAAAAAACCGATAAAGGGGATTAATATGAAATATATAGTAGCAATATGTTTTTGTGTAGCATTAATAGGCTGTGGAAGCCAAGCCCGTAAAGATTATTATAATGCGGTAGGAACCGCAAGCACAGCCCAAAGTAACACTCAGATAGCAAGGTTTCAAGCCCTTAGCCAATTAGCAGGAGCCAACAAAAGTGACTCAGGTGCAGCAATTGCAGCAGTTATGGCTATAGCTATGATGAGAGAAAACACAGTTCAGCCGCAGTATGTCGAAAGCGAGGCCCTTTCATATACAAAAGCTCTGGCAGCACCGCTTACAGGCGTAGCAGCCTTGTTAATTCAAGCTGACCTTAGCAACAAAACTAATAAGCAAAACAACGAAACAGCCCGAGCTCAAATTAATGCAAATAGCGCGGAGCAACAAAGTTTATTTAATGCTTTTAATTCTGATGACGGAAGCTCTAATACTACAGATTTAGCAATTAGTGGCATTATTGACGTTAGCACTACTGCTCTTGGGACAATAGAAACAGTTGTTGAAGGAAATAACGGGTTAATAGAAGACCTTTCAAACACCTTGCAACCAATTGTGCCTGTAGAAATTGTGCCTGTTATTGAAATCACCCCTATAATTAATTCTCCTACACAATAACGTAAGGAATTTTAAATGGCAACTGACCTGAATCAATTAGGAAACAGTTTTTTTAAAGACGTTGACGATTCTGGGTTTAATACGGGCTCTGCTGGAGTAAATCCTGAACGTCCTGTTCAAGATACTTTTGTTTCTGTTACTCCTGAAGGTACTAGCTCTCCTTTAGCAGACTACGTTTCTACAGGTTCTGTCCCACAGTCTACAGAAACTTACAGGGCAAATTCGTTTTTGGGGGGCGGTACTTATCTTACAGGAGAGGGGCCAAATTCTGAATTTCCCTCAGCCCCTGTGGCTCCTATGGCCGCTCCAATAGACAACAGTGATGTTTATTGGAGATACAGGAGTCTTCCTATTTTTCAACAACCGGGATGGGAAGTGCAGGGTCGTTCTCCCGTTTCAAGTAGAAATCGTTCGTATGTTAACACTATTACAGGGCAGACCTTAACCGGGAAGGAAGCAACACAACTTTACTTTGAATCCCCAAGAGGGTTAAGAACAATTGAGCTTCAAGAAAAACGAAGAAAAGACAAAAAAGAATACGAAGCATATCGGGACAGTACACCTTATGGAGATTTTGGTAATTTTAATTCTCAGCAATTAAACGAAGCTTTGTCAGACCCCGAATGGGGCGAAACAATAAGAGATATAATCAACGACCCTAGGGGGGCCCCTAGTAGTTTGATGGCTATTCATAATAGTCAAACGTATCCTCAGCTAAACCAAAGAGCTACTCTGGGTTTAAAAGTACAAGAGTATGACAAGTTAACCCAACGACCAGAGGGCTCTCCTAATTTAAGAGGTTTATCGGGTTTAAACAAAAATACTACAGATTACCTACAAGCTATTAAGGAAGTACCACAAGAGGCTTGGGACTATATAGGAGGATTAGGTAACGGTTCAGCTAACTCTGGCCCGTTTTCAGACATAAACCAAGTAGGCCGAGACTATCTAAAAGACCTTAGGTCTAAAATGAACAATTTAACTTACGGAGATACTACTAAATTTATTAGAGAAGCTACTGATATTTTTAATTCTTCTGAAAGAGGAAACACTAGAAGTGAACAACTAAATTTATTATTACAAAGCTCAGACTTTCAACAGACTTACACAGACGGGCTGCGTACTGAGCCTAACACAAACCCACAAGAGTTCTTTAACAGCGTTCACACTATGTTTTATTATTCTCCTGAAGAGTTTGCTTTGTGGAGGAACAACCCTGATAACAGAGATATGGCTATACGTTTTCACGCTATGGCCGCAACAGGGGAGTTTGGCCCTGCTAGTAAAAGCGGGGACGAAGAGTGGGACGCAGAAAAACACCAACAGTTTGCTGATACTTTAGGTTTTAAACTTAGCCAAGACTTAGGCTGGGGTGAGGACGGTAAACAAGACGGCTCAATGATAGCCACTAATTATGACGGTAAAATAAGCAAGGACGTAAACAACCCTAAGTCTGGGGGTGACTTTTGGAAAATGGGTACCCCTGAAAAGATTACAGATGGAGTCCGTAATTGGGTAGTAGATAACCCTGTCGAATCTGCGGCTATTGTCGCAGCACTAGCTTTTGCGCCCCAAGTTATTGGAACACTGGGTAGTGCTGGGACAGCAAGCACAGGCCTTACTGGTTGGCTAGTTGGTTCTGCTGGTGTTCCTGCTGCGCTTGCCCCTGCGGCAGCCGTTGGTCTGTACACAGCAGGAACTCAATTAGCTACGGGNGTACTTTCTGGTGAAGACCTTGACGCTGATCTTCTTTTAAACGCTGTTAAAACAGGCGTTATTTCAGCAGCAACTTTTGGTGCGATACAGTGGGGTGCTGGTGAACTTAGTTCTTTAACTAACGGTGTAATATCTACTGAAGCAGGATACAGAATAACTTCAGTAGCTTTAGAAACAGCTAAAAACGGAGGGGACGTTGTATCGGCAGTAGTTAAGGCAGCAATATCAGAAGGCGTTAATTTGGCTAGGGGAACTGTTACAGATTTTGTAGGAGGTTTAAGTGTAGCAAGTTCAGAAGAATTTGGCCCTGCTGCTGGTATGCCTACTACGACAGAAGAAATGGCGTCTGTAGGAGAAGGACTTCCAACGTCAACTTTAGAAGACTTAGATATTTTTACACCTTATTCTCCTGACGTTTCTTCTTCACCCGATGTATTTGACGACCCCCAACAACAGCTAATAGTAGACTTAGGAAACGGAACGTCTGGTTATTCTACTCCCAATGGTTTTGTAGAATTACCTCCTAGCAACACTACACTAGACGATTTAGATATTTTTAGCGATACTACGAATAACATTGATCTTCCCGCGCCAATAGAAACTAGAGATTATAACGGCTCAATAAACGCTGAAGACACTAGCAATATGTCTTACGATGAATTTGAGTCTTTTTCAGATAAACTCGCTGACTCTGGTTTTCCTCTTACGGACACGGACGGAGAATACTTAGCCCCAGACGAAAACTATACGTTAAAGGCTGGGGATGAGTATTGGACTAGAACAACTGAA